GACATTCTCAGCTTCACCCCTAAAGTAGATAGAGCTGTCGTAAGGCAGCCGTCGCGGGGTGGAGCAGTTCGGTAGCTCGCTGGGCTCATAACCCAGAGGTCTCAGGTTCAAATCCTGACCCCGCTACTCGCAGGCCGCCGTTATCCCAATCGGGATCGGCGGTTTTTTCATATCCGAGAACTTCTACAGCTGTCAAGCTTGGTTTCAGCAAGGTCTCAATGGATACATGCAGAAATCTTGCAGCATTGCATACGTCATCTATGCTCCATACGGCTTTACCGGTGAGATGGCGAGCAATTACCTGAGGAGCAACCCCCATAGCCTCCGCTAGAAACTTCTTTTTCAGTCCTCGTGCTTGCAGAATCTGATTCACATTTCTTGCTACACGCCCTTGATAATTAGTGTCTTGCGCCACTGGCGTCTTCATAGTCATTGTCATATCTCATTAGAATACTACACAAATTATTAAGTGACTACCTAGTTTAAGTTGACATTAATTACTTTGTTGTTTATTCTCTAAATCATGTGTTTAGCGAAACAACAGATATGTAATTACGTTGAACGGATTTCTGAAATGTTGAAGACTTCAGATACCTCACAACGTGATCTGGCTCGCCTTCTTGGCGTTACGGAACAAGCAGTGAGTAACAAGATGCATGGTAAAGCGCGCTTCTCTGGTGAGGAATTGGTCATGATGGCCGTGTTCTTCGATGTTTCTCTTGACTATCTCACAGGCCTTAGTAATTATCCTTCGAAGATTCAGAGGTGAAGCAATGAAAACGGTAAGTCTTATCACTGCCAAAATTGATTCAAAGATATGGCCACTAATCCGCGACGGTAAGAAGCACTACGAGGTGCGAACCAGGTCATTTCATAGCGCGGACTTCATCCATTATGTGGATTCAATCCACGGTTACAGTCTGGGCACTTTTGCACTTGGAGCAAGTTATCACTTGCAGCAGGACACGTTGAACTGTGGCGATACTCCACGTGATTTCGCATTCTCTCTCTCAGCCATAACAAGAGAGGAATTCGATAGCATCTTCCCGCCTGACGTAACAACCTTTTTTGTTGTCCGCATCCTTCAACAGGTAACCGAGCTCAACGATATCTTCGCCGAAGAGGCTGAACAATGAAATCAACGACTAAATGCGTACTTGTGGGCGCGATGATTCCCGTGGCGGTGGTTTGTGTCTCGGTTGGTTTCTGGTATCTGCTTGGCGCCGCGATTCTGTTTGGCGGCATGGTGATCGCTGATCGGAGCGAGTGATGGCTTCACGATTCCATATTGATAGACACCCGGATTATCCGGAAGTATTCGCATTGATGTATCAGCATGCCGATACGTCGATGACTGTCCGATTCGGGCTTGAAGACTTGAAGGCTTTGTCAGCCCAGTGCAACGATGCCCTGGCATCGTATGAACGTCTCAAATCCTCGGGTTTTCCCGGGTATTTCGTACCCCAGTAGCGGCAGCAGCCAATTGAACGGCTGTGATGGGGCGTAGGACGTACCCCTAGCCATACCTAGCCCCGGTGGTGCGGGGAACGTCAGGCGCGTGGCAGTCGCGCTATTTGAGAGACAAAGTTCTGCTCCAGACCGAGGGATTGGCGTCGTTTAAGGCGGAATCTGGCGACATCACGCACATTGTGCGGCCACCCAAGGGACCATTCCCGGCGCGTTCGCGCGCTCTTGCATTCGATAGCTGGCTCCATACCGAAAGCCGTTTGCCAAGACCTACACAGTCAGACCCCTCCGAAATCTTTCGGCCGGGCCTGATTAGGTCTTGACCTCTCCAGCACCACCACCCAAAAGTCACTACACAACACCACTGAAGGAGACCAACATGGCAAACGGAAAACTCAGCTTCGACCAGATGATTAAACAGCAGGCAATGCGACTGCTCCCCTACCTCGACCAGTTGAACCAGCAGCAAGTCAAATACGTGGGACGCAACAATCTCATCGAGCATTCGGGACTATCCGACAACGAATTGCAGAAACTCATTCACGACGGGAATCTGCCACGCCACACGATGAAGATCATGGGCACGAAGGCCTACGACACCGCTTCCGCGCTGAAGATGCTGGCTCGCTACTGCGGCCAATACGCCTATCTGGTGGACTGAGCTATGGCGCTGAAGACGAAGCCCACGATCCTCGAAGCGGTCAGCGCATGGGGTGACCCATTCGACCAGGCACAGGCCTTGCAGTATTTCGCCAACAAGATTGACGAACAGGCATCCAAGTTCGGCAGCACCGAACTCGAAGCGTTCCAAGTATTGAAGACCCTGCGGCTGAACAATGCGATGGAACTCGGGGCGCTCAAGGAAAAGGGATTGCGCCTGTACAAGCGTGGCAACGGTTGGACATTGGATTCGCGCGACTTCAGACGATGGGCCAGTGAGATGATCACACGGCTCTCGCACAAGCCACGACCGGCATCATCTACACCGCCACCGCAGTCAAACGCATTGTTCTAGGGGAAGGAAGACATGAATCCGAAAGCCAAGCTCAGCACGGCGCAGGCCGCCAAATATGTAGGGGTGTCAGTCTCGACGCTCAAGCGTTGGCGGGACGATAGGAAGGGACCAGCGTTCGTCAGGTTGGAGCCGTCGCGCATCATTCGTTACGAGGTGTGGGCGTTGGACCAGTACATTACCGATACCAGACGGAACCGGGTGCACTGATGGCACGCAGACAGACCATTGACCCACTGGTGCGAGCCGAGGTCATTCAGCGTTGGGGCAACACCTGCTGGCTATCACTGCCAGGTTGCACGAAGCGTGGCGAGGAGGACGACCACGTTCGACCGTTCCACATCGGCGGATTGGATACCGTGGCGAACATCAGGCGTGCATGCAAGCACTGCAACGCGAGCCGACAGGACAGGATACTGAGCGGTTACGGTGCGAACATCCATGTTGTGCTTGGGCCGCCCGAGGCGGGCAAGACTACCTATGTCGCTGAGCACGCGGCATCGGACGCGCTGGTACTGGACTTCGACCGACTGGCCGGTTGCATCTGCCCTGACGTGGATATCCGCAAGGAACGCCCGGCACCATTGGTGGCCGCCGCCCAGTCAGCGTGGCAGGGAGCGTATCGCCGTCTGGTGCGGTTGGGTGATCCGGTGGATGTGTGGCTGATCAAGAGCATCCCGTCCAACAAGCGCCACCCTCGCATGCTGGACGAGTGGATAGCCCTCGACTATTCATTGCATGTTGTTGACCCCGGAGCACAGACCGTGTTCGACCGGCTCACCGAGCATGACCGGACGCACGGCGAACAGACCGTGGCGCGACAATGGTATGCGCTTCGCATCACTCAGCAGCTCGTGGACGCAAAGCAGAAAGCGCGACGCGACGAGCTGGCGCGTCTCGGTCTTCGTTCGTCGCCGCCTTCGACGTCGGTTCGGCCGGAGTGGTGACGGTTTTTTAAATCAACGGACGGACAGAAGACCCCGCGCCCAGTTTTTTCTCCCCCCAACCCAATTAAAAAACAAGCAGAAATGGCGAAATAGCAACGAAAGGAGAGAGCATGCAGGAAATGCTTCCAGGAATGCAGGAATTCGAATCAACAGACCGGTATCAGGAAAAAGCGACCATCGAACTGATCGAATCCATCGTGAAAGACAGAGATCTGACACCATACGCGCGCATCATCTGCAAATCCATGGTCTCTCTGGCCCGTAACATCGATGTGCAGAACAGTGTCGGACGGGAAACAAGCCGCAACATGGCAGAATATCGAGGATGGCTCGATGAACTGCGCGACCTCTACCCCGAACAAGCTGCTGTTGACGACTCACTCGCAGACCTCATTGAGAAATCGGCTGCGAAGTGACACCACTGCGCGCGGGCACGAAACGAAACACGGCACGGCACACAGATGGCGCCGTGGTAGCAGCGTATGCGGAACTGCTCGGCACACCACTGCTCCCGTGGCAGCGGTATGTCGCCGATGTCGCCGGTGAGATAGATCCAACGACCGGCACGTACTTTTACGACACCGTGCTGCTCTCAACGCCCAGACAGGCGGGTAAATCGACGTTGGTCGATACCGAAGACACCCGTAACACGCAGTGGGGGCCAAACCGTTTCGTCTACTACCTCGCGCAGACCGGCAAGGATGCCGGTGACCATTTCAAGGAATACTTGAAGAAGCTTCAACCCTCACGACTGGCTCAGATCGCAAGACGCCCGAAGCTCTCCAACGGAGCCATGCAGCAAGCATTCTCGAACGGCAGTGTCATCATGCCGATGGCGGTCACCAAAGTTGCCGGGCACGGTGTGCAAGGCGACAAGATCACCCTCGACGAGGCTTTCTCCTTGTCAGCCGACAAAGGCAAGGCCATTCTGGACGGTTTTCTACCCACGACGGCCACCAGGTTCAAGGCCACCGGCGTGCAACCGCAATTGTGGATCGCATCGACCGAGGGCACGGCGGAATCCACGTTCTTCAATCCCCGCATCGACGCTTTGCGCGAAGGCAGGATACCCGAACACACCTGCTGGTTCGATTGGGGCATCCCCCCGTATGCCGACCCCGAAGACCTACAGACGATCATGCGTTACCATCCCGCTGCTGGCTTGCTCTGGGACATGCGCCAACTCAAACAGTTCCGAGAGCAGTTCGGCGACGATGCCGCAGGCTGGGCGCGAGCATTCGGCAACCGGCGAGACATGGGCATCTCCGACCGCGCCATCCCAGCCGACATCTGGAACAGCACACAGGCCGCTCCAGTGGATGCCAGTGCTCTTGGGAACCGTCCCATCATGTTCGGAGCGGCAGTCGATATCGACGCTTCGCATACCAGTGTGAGTGTGGCCATCGTCAACGATAACGGCACTACTACGACGCAACTGCTGAAGATACTGGCTGGAACAGGGCAGGCACCCGCGTACATCCAACGTCTGTGCACCGAATATCACGCTCCACTCATCATGGATGACCGAGGGCCGAACGCTGATCTATCCGACCGTCTGCACAGCATGCTCGACCATAACGACGAGCCGCTAATCGACTGCTGCGACATGGGCGCTGGCGATTATCTTGCGGTAGGCCAATCGTATGTCTCCGGGTTGCAGAACGGCACCATCCTCCACGCGACCGACATCGACCTGGACGACTCGGCCGCCAACTGTGCGAAGACATGGAGTGGTGACGCCTGGCGAATCACCCGACGCGGCAGCACCGGTCTGACCTCTCCGCTCGAATCGTGCATGCTCGCCGCCTGGGGAATGTCCCACCAGCCAGACTCGGACGGACCGCTGCAAATCTTCTGAACCCGCGTGAACCTCCCTGAACCCCTGTGAACCTATGTGACCCCGAAAATCTGGACGTGATGCCCACCTCGCAGCTATCACTATGAGCCATGAGCAACATGAATCTTTGGCAACGGATGCGATTCGCGGGGAGCATCATGACGCGCGGCGCCGAAGCCCTGGAAGACATCCCCGAAGGCATCATGCCGCCATCACGCTCTGGCTCCTATGATCCACTCTCATTGAGCACCGTATTTCGTGGCGTGCAGGTGTTGCAGACCGCCATCACCGGACTGCCCATCCATGAGATGCGTTCGGGTATCAAACTCAACACGGTCAGCAGCCTGGTCACCAAACCGGACGTGAACCGCAGCCGCCGCGACTTCCTTGCAGACATGGTTGCCAGCATGGTGCTCGATGGCAATGCCTTCGTCCGTCTTGTCAGTTTCGACGGTGAGATCGTATCCTGCGAGGTGCTGCCACCCTCGCTGGTGGTGGTGTCCGACGATGGCACCGACCCCGCAAGCCCGAAACTGCGTTACTCATACCTCGGACACGAATACGAGACCGACCAGATCGTGCACTGCAAGTTCTTGAACGTGCCAGGCCGACTGCGCGGATTGGGACCCATCAGCGCGGCCCGCGAGGAAGTCGATGGCGCGAAGATGGCCCGCGACTACAAGGCCCGTTTTTACACGGATTCCTCGAATCTCAAAGGGTATCTGAAGTCAGACCAGAAAATCACGGCGGAATCGGCGAAACAGGCCAAGCAGGACTGGAAGGCATCGGGCAAGGCCGGTGACATCAAGGTCATGGGATCGAACCTTTCTTATGTGCCGCTCGACATGAAACCCGCCGACCTGCAATTTCTCGAAACGCAGAAGTTCGACACCACGCAGATCGCCCGACTGCTGGGGATCCCCGCGAGCATCATGCTAGCCGCCGTAGATGGCAGCAACCTCACCTACTCCAACATCGAGCAGAGCTGGATCGAGTTCGCCGACTACACGCTCTCCGCGTACACCGGTGAGATCGAGGAGCTGTTCGCCACGCTGCTGCCCAGGGGCAGGGAAGCGAAGTTCGACTGGGACTCCAGCCGTCGAGCCGACATGTCAGACCGCTTCAACGCCTACAAGACCGCGCTCGACTCGAAGTGGCTCACCATCAATGACGTGCGCGAACGCGAGGGGATGCCGCCCCTGACACCCGAACCAACCAATGTGGAGGCAAGCAATGAGTGAAGACCAACGCCTGATGGAAGCACGACAGCTCACCATCAAAGGCCTGCAAATGCGGGGCACCGGTGACAACACCGGGGACGGCACCGAACTCGAAGGCATCGCTGTCCCGTTCAACACCAGGTACAAGCTGTTCTCCGATTACGCCGAGGTCATCGACGCCGATTGCGACTTCGGTTCGCGCGACGTGAAAATCAGCGACTCCCACGGCCAGCTCATCGGCAAGGTCACCAGCCGCACCGTGCAGAATGACGGGCTGCACATCAGCGCGAAACTGTCCACTACTCGCGCCGCACAGGAGGCCGTCAGCCTCATCCGTGACGGCGTGTACGACGCATTTTCAATCGGATTCAGCCCAGTAGAGAACATCATCGTGGACAGCGATGACGGGGTGACGGAAGTGCACCGCAAGGCCGTGGACCTGTACGAGGTTGCAGTCACCGGCATCCCCGCCTACCCACAGGCCCATATCACCAGCCAACGCTCGAACAAACCCCAACCAACCAACGAACCAGAGGACACACACATGGACAAGGAAATCGAAGAAGCCTTCGCATCCGTCAAAGAGGAATATCGCAGCATGAAGACCGCACTGGCGAAGGGCCTGAACCCAGCACCGGTCAAGACGCTGGGAAGCGAATACCGCTCCCAGGCCGACTACCTGCAAGCCCTCGCCAAGGGGGATCAGGCCGCAATCGACCTGATGAACCAGACCCGAGACCTGATCAGCACGGGAGACACCGGCAATACCGTCGCCTGGATTGCCGACGACCTGCGACTGATCGAGCAGCGGCGCAAGCTCATGAACATCCTCACCCACGATACGCTCCCCGACAAGGGCATGAGCATGGAATACAACGTCGTCACCGAGGACACCACCGCCGTTGCCAAGCAGGATTCTGAAGGCGAAGCCCTGAAATTCGGCAAAGTGAAATTCGGTACTAAGACCGCAGATATCGAAACCTACGGCGGATACACGCAACTGAGCCGCCAGGTTGTCGAGCGTTCCACCACCACGATGCTGAACACCGCGCTCAAAGCACTCAGGAACGCCTACGCGAAGGCCACCGAGCTGAAGGCGCGAGCCTACACCTACGCTCTGATTGCAGCGCAGCGGGACGCGTCGAAAGACGCCAACAACATCACCGTGTCCAAAACGCTGACCGCCATGACCCCGGACGATTGGGCGGGGCTGCTGCTCGACGCGGCGGAAATCATGGACGAGCGCAATGCTGCCATGTCGAAGCTGATCGTGTCCAAGGACGTTGCCAAGGCACTCGTCGCATTGAAGGACACCGGTAACCGTTTCCTCGACCTGTCCGGCAAGGGCAGCGACACCCTGGGCAGTTTCGACCTGACCGCCACCGTCGGCGACCTGCTGCGCGTGCCCGTCCAGCTCCTGCCTGGAGCACCGGCCGGCACTGCCTCGCTGTTCGACCCCGAATCCATCACGGTCTGGGAATCAGGCGGCCCCACGCAGCTGACCAACACCGATCCCACCAAAATCGTGGACAACTACTCCGTATACGGCTACATGGCCATTGCGAGCACATTCGTCCAAGGCCTGCTCCCCGTCAAGTTCGGCGCCTAAGGCAGCACGACATGGCCGAAGAAACGACTGACGATACCCTTCTGGCACAGCTACGCGATGACACCGCCGTGCCAGCAGGTGACAGCGAGCGTCTGAACCGCTGTCTGAAAACGGCGCGCTCCTACGTGGCATCGGCAATCGGCACGGCGCAGATCGATGACACGGTGCGGGATGACTGCATCCTCGGCTGCGCGACGGACCTCTACAATGCTCGCAACGCGCGGATGGGCGTGATGGATATAGCGGACAGCGAGACACAGCCATTCCGCATATCCACCGACCCGCTGCGCAGCGTGTGGCCCAAGCTCAAAGCGGCGGGCGTTAACACGGGCGGCATGGTGATCGCATGAAAACACTCTCGGCACAACAGCAGGAAGTCCTAGAACTCATCACTGAAACGCTGGGCAATATGGTCAGCATCGTCACCATCGACGCCGCTCTCATCCAACCACAGGCCGGGAAGGCAGCCGTATTCCTTGAAGCGCCCGAACTGGAAGCCGAGAGCTTCGACATCCACAACGTCGTCTGGAAATTCGACGTGATTGCCGGAACCCCGACCACCCAGATGCTCGCCCTGGAATCGATATTCACGGTGTTGGACAGGATCACAGACAGTGACCTGAACTACACGACCATGCGGCCGGTCACCTGGACGGCGGGCAGCGCCGGGAAGTTCGCGGCGTATCAAATCGAATTAAACCCACTCGACAACGACTAAGGAAAGAACATGCAAAAAATCAGAACACTCGGCCCCGGAACACTCACCATCGGAGAGACGATCGGTGCTAAGGAATGGATGGCCGACGTCACCAAGGTGACGCTCACCCCGAAAACGGATACCGAGGACACCCAGACCTTCCTGGACGGCCACGACGAGGCGGGCGAGCAGACCACCTCCTGGACGCTGGAGGGCACCATCAAGGAGGATTATTCGACCGACGGACTGCAACGCTGGTGCCTCACCAACGCAGGAAAGTCACTCCCGTTCACCTTCGTGCCATCCAAACTCGGCGGCTCGCAATTCACCGGCAACGCCCAGGTGGCGCCCGTGGCCATCGGCGGCGATGTGAAGAAACAGAACGACATCGACTTCAGCTTCGTCGCCACCTCCGTCGCCGCAGCCGACCACACGCCGGGCAAGTAACCGTGGCGGGAACCACGATCACCGCCAGCGGTTCGACGACCACGATCACGGTCAAGGGCGCGGACAATCTGGCCCGCACCCTCAAAAAGGCCGGGGCGGATATGAAGGACCTGCGCAAAGGCAACAAGCAGGCCGCGCAGGTGGTCGTGGGACCCGCACGCACACTCGCCCCGAAAGGCAAGACCGGCAGACTGTCCAAGTCCATCAGGGCGGGAGCGACGGCCAAGGCCGGAGTCATACGAGCCGGTAACAACAAGACGGTCCCCTACGCGGGGCCAATCGAGTACGGGTGGCCGGGCCACAACATCGAGGCACAACCATTCGTGCGCACCGCGGCGAAGCAGACCGAACCGCAGTGGACACAGATATACAAGAAGATCGTGGACGACGCCATAGCCCAGGTATATGGCACCACATCGAAATGAAAGGCAAGACCATGGCGAAGATAGACGTCACGAACCTCACCGAAGTCGCTTACACCGATGGGACCACCAACGTCATCGCGGTGACGATGTTCGACCGGGTGGCCGCAGAGAAATACGTGATCACTCACGGCGGCAAGGTCGGCAACGATAGCCCCATCCTCCAGAACTCATATGCGACGTACTACGCATTGCGCCGAGATAAACAGATTACTGGCATCGCCTTCAACGACTGGATGGCCACGGTCGTGATCCTTGGCACCCCCGAGGAAGACGAGGCTGAGGCTGAGGCTGAGGAAGATGAGGATGGGGATTCGCTGGGAAAATCTTCGGATTCGAGCAATGGCCAGACGGCAGTCTCGGCCGAACCTCCTGCATACTCAGTGCCCGCTTTGGCATAGCGCCCTGGCTGTGGCGACGGGAAACCGAACCCCTTGAGCAGGACTGGGGCACATGCCTGCAACTGATGCAAGACGAATCCGACGACATGAAAGCGTGAAACGACATGGGCAAGTCCGCCATCCTCGCCGTGAAGATCATCGGCGATTCGGTCAGCGCCGTCAGCTCGATGACCAAAGCGCAACGGGCATCGCAATCATTCAAGGACAAACTCAACAAAGCATCCATTGGCGCAGCAGCCGCGCTTGGTGCGATCACTGCGGGAGCGAAGGAATGCGCTGACGCGGCGGGTAACCTCCAACAGTCGGTCGGAGGTGTCGAGACCGTGTTCGGCTCGTCCAGTGACAAGATGCTCAAATGGTCACAGAATGCAAGCCAGGCCGTTGGGCTGAGCCAGAACAGCTACAACGAGTTGGCCACGCTGATGGGTAGCCAGTTGCAGAACTTCGGCATGAGCGTGGACGAATCGGCCACTAAAACCAACGACCTCATCGGTCTGGGTGCTGATCTCAGCTCCATGTTCGGCGGCACTACATCAGAAGCCGTCGAAGCGCTCAGCTCAGCGCTCAAAGGAGAGATGGACCCCATCGAAAAGTACGGGATCTCACTCAATGACGCGACATTAAAAGGGTATGCAGCCAAACTGGGCCTTGAAGCTCAGTATGCAGCTGGAGACAAGAACGCGAAGATGCAGGCAACCCTTGCAGCAGTTACCGAACAAAGTGGCAAAGCCACTGGTAACTTCGCTAAAGAAGCCGATACGGCCCAAGGTCAGCAGCAGCG